TAGGTGCTTCAAGTGTGCCTTCTTCGGCTTGCTCTAGAGCGGCTTCCAGTAAATCTCTGCGGTCATCTGACATGGTTTTCCCTATCTATAGTTAAGTTTTGAATACGCTATTTCAGCAATCTGCCGTTTACGGGCTTCTTGGTCTTTACGGCTAAATTCATGGGTTTTCTGTTGTGTAGGCACATCGTTGCCTAGTTCGATGCAATTGTTGCGTTTTAGGTTCTCACGGTGCTTAGAACGGCTAGATACCCATGTGCCGTCTGCCATACTAATGTGACCCTCTATGTCAGGTATTACCGTTGGGGCTTCCTTGGGTGTCATCTCCAGCTTTGCTTGCCATGCGCTGTCAGCTTCTTCGCCCTCAAAGGGTAGATTCCAGTAGGATAGGTACTTTTCACGGTCATCGAACTTGCTTTGGTCGTATTCTTCGTGATCGACCTTGCAATGCGGGCATTTAACGGTGACTTTGACTAAAGCCATTACATTCTCCTTATGATGTCAGGTAATTGGTCGTATTCTTCGGGTCTAAGTAGGCAAACGCTGTCGTACCAGCGGGCATTCTTCCACCGCCAACAGACAAATTCCTCTTTAGGTAGTAAAACCACGCATTTAACGCCTAATGCGCCAGCTAAATGCGCTGTTCCTGTGTCTACGGTCACAATTCCCTTCATCGCCTTCATGTGCGAGGCGGTTTGCACCCAGTTTTTCTTCCATCCATCGTCAGGCAGGGGGTGAAATAGCCCATCGGAGTTAGGATTTAGGCTATAAGCGTCATCACCGACCAGTTCAGCCATGTGTCGGTAGTCAATTGACTTGATGTAGTACAAGGTTTGCTTGCTTGCTTCCCAATTTACCCCGATTTTGGGCGGGATATTGCTAGGAATGGCGTGTAAATAGCCCTCTGAACCCACAATCTTCTTACGGGTCACGGGGAACATAGCCTTGACTAGCGGGTGGGATAACGAAATATAGTACGGGAGCGACATTGACCCGATCCAGTAGTCTGATTGGGTTGCCGCACCCTCTGTCAAATCATTACTAAATACATCTACGCTGTGTAATTGACCTAAAAGATGGTGAAGTGTGCCTTCCTGTAAGACTACGACTTGCTTTGCGCCTAACGCTTTTAGGGCAGGTAAGAATCGGGCAAACATTAGGATGTCACCAAACCCTTGCTCCATCTGTACGGTGATGGATTTATTAATTAATGGTTCACCTCTCCATACGGGCATCTTGAGCGCAGGAGCGTATGGCTGGGCTTGCTTGGCAATAATCTCAGGATGCCAACGGTATTCAAATAACCTAAAACCTGACTCGTATCTGCCAGCGTGTAGGTGTTCGTAAGCTAATTTATATTGTGCGTCTGCACTTACAGAAGTAGTAATAATGCCGCCTCATCGTCAAGTTCCTCTTGGCGTTTGGCTTCCATTACTCGCAATTGCTCTTGAATGAGATATTGCTGGTGTCTGTAAGCTACTGCCTCAAGGATGTTATCCCGTTGTCTTTCAAGGTAGCTTATAGACCGCTGTAAATCTAGTGTATCGTCTGACGGTATATCAGCCTTAACCTCTTGTTTGGATTGTACTTTAGCTTTCTTAACTTTTGCAACAGGCGTTGGATCAATTTGTTCCTTAAACGCTTGCTTGCGTTCTGCTTTAGCGTCTTTGGTTGCTTGATCTAGTTTGCGCTGTCTTTCCGCTATCTTTGCGGATAGCTTGCGTAATCTCTTTAAATCATCCTCTGTCCATGCGTCATCCCCGCCCGTCTTTGTTGATGGGGCAGGTGGTGTTCCAGCAATTTGGAATGCGTTATTTTGGAACGCATTAGCTTGGAAAGCGGTAGCAAAACTCACAGAACTACCCAGCGTGACCCACTAGAAACTGTAACGGTTACGCCAGCCGATAGCGTTACTGGCCCTGCGGAAGTAGCATTGTCTGTAGAGGGAATAGTAAAGCTATTGCCGATAGTCTTGCTGTTAGTGACAATTCCGTTACTAGCCCGTTGGATTGGGGCAGAAACAGTAGTTCCATCAAATGTATAACTTGCAGACGCACCTAAAGCCCCTGAATTATTAAATTGAACTTGGGTATTTGACCCTGCCGCACTTGCCGATGGGGTAGCCCATGTGCCATCACCACGCCAAAATGTAGTGGCAGAAGCAGAAGTACCGCTATTTAGGTTAGTTACAGGCAGATTACCAGTTACCTGAGTAGCTAGGCTTACATTAGATAAAGTGCCACCAAGAGTTAAATTACCGCTAGAAGTTACTGTTCCACTAAGGCTAATGCCGTTTACTGTACCTGTACCGCTTACGCTTGTTACCGTACCACCTAAACTTGGGCTTGTATTGGTAATAGTAAAGTTAGGGTATGTACCGCTAGTGCTAATACCTGTACCGCCAGTTAAAACTACGGTTTGGTCAGGAGCAGTATTGGTTACGGTTACCGCACCAGTAGAGCCTGATACGCTAATTCCTGTGCTTGCTGTTAATGAATTAACCACATTAGTAAGACTTGCGCCTGAACCTACAAAACTGGTTGCTGTAATGGTTGTACCTGTAATGGCTAAAGGCGTTGTGCCGCCAATAACCATGTTATTCATTGTTCCTGCCGTAGCTGGGTTAATTCGTACAATTCCAGTACCAGTCGGGCTTAAATCAACTTGTGAATTAGCAGGGTTTAAGTTTACAGCTACATCAACGCTAACATTGTTGCCGCCACCACCGCCCCATTGAATCTGTGGTGTTCCGCTTGCGTTTCTTAATTGACCGCCAGCAGAGTTTTGGGCATCAAAATGTGGGCTAACGACTTTGGTGGATGCGGTTAATTCTGTAACGCCAGTTACCACGCCCGTATCACCTACAGTTACTACGCTGTTTTGCAGTAATTTGCCTGTGGTGGTGTCAAAACGGGCTATTGCATTGTCTGTAGCAGAAGCAGGGCCAACAACATCACCACCCAAAGATGGGCTTGAATTGGTAATTACGCCTGTTCCGCTGTCATAACTAATGCCTGTACCAGCACTTACAGAAGCCCTAGCCCGTGCATCCGTGTAGTAAAGGTGTGTACCTTCAGCAATGTTGACCGAGGTTACCGTTTCGGTGTTATCAACCTTCTGCCAAACTGTGCCGTTATAGACTGCCCAATCGCCCACAAGCCAATCAGTGATCCCATCAAGGTTAGTATTACCAGCAACGCTGACAACATAGTAATAACCTTTAGTGCCAGTAGAGGAAGTAAGAGTAGGGGTGTTAGTGCTTGCATTCCAAGTTCCTTGATAGCTAAGTGCGCCTAAGACTGCGGCAGGAAGTTCAGAAACAGGTACTTTACCGCCAGCATCAAGGGTAGCTACACCGTTAGCCGATCCAGCATCTTTAGTCGATGCAGTGCCTAGACCCGTAATGTCTGTATTGGGAATGGTCGAGGATGCAGTCAGGGCAGTAGTTCCTGCGCCCTTGACATAGCCTGTCAGGGTTGTTGCGCCTGTACCACCATTAGCTACGCCTAGCGTTCCTGTGACATTGGATGCAGGGATAGTCACCCCGCTAATTGTTCCACCCGTAATGGCTACCGCATTGGCATTCTGTTCTGCCATCGTGCCAAGCCCAGTAAGGGTATGGTCAGCATTCCAATCGGATGGCTGTACTAGGGTTGAATCCCCAGCGTCAGGTATTGCTGAAGTCTTACTATGCTTAACTGTTATAGGCATTATTGAACTCCAATAATCTTACCGTCTTGTCCTCTAACCACAGTCTTAGGCTGGCTAAGTTTGTCTAGCAATGTAGCCAACATCTGCGCTAATTGCTGGTTACTCATCTGCATACTCTCAATTGCGGGTTGTAGTGGGTGGTTTTTCATATCGGAATATCCTAATTGGTCTTGCAAAATGTTAGCCATTTGTACATTGTCAGCGTAAGCCGCCTCGCCCGTGTCTAGTCCTGCCGTAATACGGGTGGTTTCTATCTTAGCCGCATTGTTGAGGTAGGCGAGTAACAATTCCTTGTTATTGCTGGAATCCATCTTGGTCTGCTCCAAGTCCATCTCCATCTGCATCTGCTCACGATTGCGCTGATCTTCAAGCTGGAACTTAAGCTGGTTCTCTTGGGCTTGGTACTCCTGTTTAGCCTTCTCAAGTTCAATCTGACCCTGAATCTTAGCTTGCTCAATCTGCTGTTGCATCTGCATCTTCTGTGCTTCTGCTTGCATCTTGGCTTGCTCGATCTGCATCTGCATTTGCATCTTCTGCTGTTCAGGGCTAGGTGGCTTGGGTTGTCCTTCTGCCATCTTCGCTTGCTCACGGAACTTGTCAGCGGTTTCGTCAATCATGCCCTCTAAGCCTTTACCTGCCTTAAATGCGGTGACACCAAACTTCAGCATCTCGACTAACATTGGGGTAAGTTCAGGGGTAGCTTGTGCCGCTGGTACTGCTTGCGATAAGAACCCACTCATAGCAGATAGGAACTCTAGACGGTCAGCCTTTTCCTGCTGTTCGTCTTGGAATATCATCGAGTCGCTGGTCACCTCAACACGGAAGTTCTTAGCGGATTCGTTACGCAATAAGGCTAAAGCTTGTGGGATTAATTGCTGATCCTGTGGGCTTAGTTGCATTGCACCACTGATCTTGACGATGGTGTCATCGGTAAAGTGGTTGCAGATAATCTGCGCCTTGATGCTCAAGAGTTCGGTAGCAAAGTCTACGACTGCGTGTTGCATGGTCTTTAATCGACCTGCCGCATTGTTGGACTTGATAATCTGTGCGCCAAGGGTTTCATTGGGGTCTGTCTGTCCACGCTGAATATCAGCGATACCCATAATCTCGTAGATTTGACCCTTGACCTGATCCATTGCCTGATACGACATCTGCAAGGCACTGGCGATAGGTGCAATATCCACAAGGTTAATAGCCCCCATCATTCCACCCTTCTCACTGAAGGCGGCATAGTTTTTGACAGGAATCAGGGTATTGTTCTCACCCTCGGAGAACAGGCGGGCAAGACTTGGTTCGGATGCGTCATAAACACCACGGACTTTCAGGGCGTTTATAAAGCCATCTATACGGTCAGCCAGCGTGTCTAACTGTTTGGCTTGGTCTTGGTATAGAACAAAGTCAGGGATTGGTTCTAGCTTGTCTGTAGTCAGTGTGGCATACAGTGGTTTAGGGCAAGGCCAAAAGTTCTCAAGTTTAAGCGGGTCAGGGCGGGTATCAAGTATCTTACCCATTGACTTCGACAGCCAAAGCACCTCGCCCGATGTCTTATCCCAAATCTCATAGATAACAGCTTCGGATGCGCCCTCACCCATCTTCTCGTTGAAAGTTTTAGAAGTTTCAGGTTTTGTGTCTAGGGGTATCTTATTACCCAGTTCTTCACCAAAACGCTCGACTAGGGCAGGGCGTTCCATGTAAACCTTACGCCATACAGCGGTTACTTCTTCCCATGTACGGGCAATCGTATGTCCAAAGTCACGCCAGTAAACATAGTCAACAGGCGCACATTCGTATTCAATGCGCTCTTGATCCTCACGGTAGATACCACCTTCGGTTTCAGCTTCGTCTGTATCTTCAGTTACTTGTAGCCCATCTTCGGGTATGCCAGCCTCTTTACCAGCAATATGCGGTTCGTAGCGTACCCACGATGTACCACGCCCACCAAGTAAACGGTCTAATACCGACTGACTCATAGCAGACTTGTAGTCACCGTAATGGGTAATCTCGTAGTCCAATGCCCGTTCAAGCATCATCGATGCCACCCGTGCTACTGGATCGTTATCTCTGAACCTACGGCTTACATCGGGTCTTGGTAGACGGGCAAAGATAGCTGGGGTAATGGTCTGTACATTTGACCAAAGGATATTAAAGCGGGCGTTAGGGTTATTCCTAGTACGGCTGTCATCACGATACCGCTTGATAATGCGGTCAGTTCTGCTTTCCCATTCCTTGTACGCTCTTTCGTACCCTGCAATGGTGTTATACCAATCTTCGTAGGTGTGATCCATGTTAATCCTTAGGTAAAGTTACCCATTGCTAATACTTCTGCTCCTGCGCCAGTAGTTACTTTCCAAGCACCATTTTTAGAAAAAGTATTCATTTCAATGGAATAAACACCGATTGCAGTATTGGCGGCTACTAATACATGGGATGTAGTATTGTCTAACAGGCTTACAGTAGAAGTAGCTGTAGCGGATACAGTAATAACTAAACGGTGTAAATAGTCACCTGTAGCACCAGTTGTGCCTAATACTTGGGCTGTTTGTGAAGCGGCTACGTGTTCGTAGGGTAATGCAAAGGTTGCGTTAGCGGCTGTCATATTAAATTCTCCTGTAAGTTAATTTAGGTGTTTGCTTCCATAATTCGTCTAGGGTTACTTCGTTTTCCCCGATAGATACGCCTTTAACCCTTGTATCTTTGAGGATAGGGCTGTCCTCATCTTTCCAAACGATGCTGAGATAACGCATCGCATCGCTAGAGTGTGATGTCCAATCGTGCTTCGGGCGATCTCTAAATACTTTCTTATCATCATCCCACTCCCTTTGGTATTGGCGCAAACATTCAATTAGTTCGTCACACTTATTATCGAACCAAGCACGGGTTAATGCAAGTCTTGTAGCTTGTATTCCATCCTGAAGTGATAGGTTTGGAACAATTTTTAGCTTGTTTATGTCAATTTTTGTCGCAATTTGTTCAATTATGCTTTTGCCACCACTCGCCAAGGTTTTAGCCCTAGCGTCATGGGGCAGGTAATGATAGCCGTACTTGTACCCGTATTCATCCTCTTTTTGCGCTAGAAGTCCAAGGTAGTAAGGGATGGCTTGACCGTTAGACATATGGTGGTCTAGCACCCGTATCTCACCGTATACGACCTGAAACCAAATCACAGCCGTGGAATCATTAAAGCCCAAGTCCCAAACGGTATGGCATGGGAACATTGGGTCATAGTCCACCGTAGTAATGCGCTCAAGGTCTGTGAGTCTACGCATCTCCTGACCATAAAATGCGCCCAGTATGGCGGCTTCAAAGCTACAAAGGAACTCTTGCTCGTACTGGTTGGCTGACATTGAAGCTTGAGCGTCAAGTAGTTCAGCTTCAGGCAATAGTCCTGATTGGTCTGCCCGTAGCATTTTTGAGTACCAATTTGAGTTGTTTTGGGCGTTTTTATAAATATCGTAAAAACTGTTGTGACCTTTAGGTGTACCAATAAACACCGCCCAAGTCTGATAACCATTTAAGCCATTACGGTCAGTTAGCAATGGTCGAATAATCTCACCCCAAACACGGGGCTTCATATCACTATATTCGTCAAGTACAATTCCGTCACAATAATTCCCACGAAGTGCGTCAGGAGCATCAGCCCCGAACAACCGTATCCGTGAGCCATTGTGTAGTTCTACCCATAATTCAGACTGATTTGCCTTGACCATAGCGGGTTCAGCAAAGCGACATAAATAGTCCCAAGCCACCGATTTAGCCTGTGAAAAAAAAGGGCAAATGTAAAAGTAACGACCATTAGGCTTGTTTTCCTTTATAGCCCGCTTAATCAGGTCATTAATGCTTGCTACGGTCTTTCCTGCCCTTCGATGGCAGACTAGTACCGCCCAGCGTTGTGTGCGCTTGTGGAAGTCTTTAAACGCATCCCTGACCTTGTAATCAAACTCATGGATTACTTCAATCATCTTGCCATTTGTAGATGTGTACTACTGGCTTAGTTTCATCACCTGTGTGTTCTGTTCTAGCCAGCTTGGGTACATGGTACTCAGCGACTTGCATGAAGCAATCAAATGCGACTTTAGGGCCAAGCTTCTCATTCATAGCGATCTCATCAAGCCATTCTTGAAGCTTGTGGCTATTACCATCCACGAACCGTGCAATCGCCTCTCTAGCGAGGGCT